ATTTGCACTTTGAGAAGATTATTCATACTGAAGTCTCAAAAGGTAAAAGCGTAGCAAGAGCAACTAATAAAGCTAATGTAGAAGTGCCAGAGATTTACCACCTTCGCAGACTTATGACTGCTGGTTACAGAATAGCTGATGCAATACGAACTAACATATCATTCTTGAAAAGTGAATTAAATAATATAAAAAGTGATTAAAAAAATATACTATATTTGCAAAAGTGAAAACTAAAGAAATAAAAGAACTAAGCAATTACATAGAGAATATAGGAAAACATTATACAGTTCCATATTTAGATGATTATGTGCAAGAAGTTCTGTTTATTATTTATGAAAGAGGTATTACTTTTATTAACGAATTAAAAAGAAAAGATAAATTATATAACTTTGCTTACAAGGTTAGCGTATATCAAATCTTATCTAAGAATGGAAACTACTATAAAAAGTATATTAAGCCCAGATTTAATGAAGAATTAAAAGAGATAAGAAACGAAAAAAATTTAAAATTTGATTTAAAAAAGTTTAGAGAAATTGAAAACAATTTAAGCGGAGCTAATAAAAAACTATTCCAAGAATTATTAAAGACTAAGAATAAATCAGAAATAGCAAAGAAAAGTAAAATACATTATACATCTTTATTAAAAATGATAGACAAAATGGAGGAAGCAATAAGAAATAAACATCAATTAAATGAATTTTATGATTAAAGATTTTGAAATTATAATATTAATTATTACATTTACAACGACTTATGTAGATTATATAAATTCTAAGTTTGGGATTAAGTACGATAAGAAGCCTTTTAACTGTGCCTTTTGTCTGACAGTTTGGAGTAGCTTAGCAGTATATTTTTTAAGCCTGATTTATGTTATTGATTGTTCTGCATTTGTTTTAGTTTCGCCTTTAGTATTAAGAATTATAGAAAGAAGATTATTATGACAATAAAAGAAGTAATAGAAATTTACAGAAAATCAAAAACACTGCCTAGAAAGTGTCATTTGAATTGGTTAAAAGAAAACTTTAATCCTATACTCTACGACATAGATAAAAGTCTAAATATTAATTGGGGCTGTCAAACTTGCTCTAGAAATTATTTAAGTATGATTTCAAGATATTTAGAAGAGTTAGAAATAAAACAAGCAGAAGCAGACGAAGCAGCAGAAAGAGCAGCTATGCAAGATATGATAAACGAACAAGCGAATAATGCAAAGAAAGCGAGAAAGAAAGTTGCAAAGAATGGAAAAGCAAAAGGGAAGAGTAATAAGAAAACTATTAAGAGTTGATGAAGTAGGGTTATATGAAATTACTTTATTAAACGATAAGGTAATTAAAATAAAAGATATAAACGGCTGCAAAGTAAGAAACAATGAAGTTATATTAGATTATGTCGAAGCTAACAGTAAAACAAAATAAATTCTGTGAAGTATATGTAAATACTAGTAGCCCTTCTAAAGCATACAAAGCAGCTTATGATGTTAGCCCAACTACTAAAATGAATGTCATTAGTGTAAAGGCTTCTGAGTTACTTCAAAACGGTAATGTCAAGGTAAGAATTAAAGAGTTAAAAGACCAACTAGCTGCAAAGCATTTTGTTACTAGAGTAGATATAGCTAATGGTTACTTAGAAATAATAAACGCTTGGAAAGGTTTAATGACATTAGCAAGTCAAGACAAACTAACAAAAGAACAAACACAAAAATTCTATTTACTTAAAGAGATGGTTAAGGGTTCTGACTATAGAGGCGCATTTGATAGCTTGGCCAGAATGTATGGCCTTAATGAGCCTGATAAGATAGACATACGCCAAGAGATAGTAAACATTAGCATAAATCTAGGCGAATGAATGTAGAGCCTAAATTCACAACTAAACAAAAACAAGCATTAAAGTATTTAGTAGACAATAAAACAAACGAAGTATTATTTGGTGGTGCTGCTGGTGGTGGTAAGTCTTGGATAGGTGTAAGCTGGTTAATAGTACAATGTTTTAAATATCCAAAGGTAAGGTATTTAATGGGTCGGAGTAAACTGGACGCACTAAAGAAAACAACCTTAAACACGTTCTTTGAGGTTTGTAATGAATGGGGTTTAAAATCTGATACTCATTATAAGTTCAACGCTAGTAGTAATGTAATAACCTTTTATAACGGTTCTGAAATACTATTAAAAGATTTGTTTCTATATCCATCAGACAGAAACTTTGATAGCTTAGGAAGTCTAGAAATAACAGGGGCTTTTATTGACGAAGCAAATCAAATAACAGAAAAGGCTAAAAATATAGTAATGTCTAGGATTAGATATAAACTAGATAAGTTTAAATTGATACCTAAGTTATTAATGACTTGTAACCCAGCCAAGAACTGGGTCTATACGGATTACTACAAGAAGTCAAAAGATGGCACGTTAGAAGGTTATAAAAAGTTTATACAGTCATTAGTTGATGATAATGATTATATCTCTAAACATTATGCGGAGCAATTATCTAAATTAGATGAAGTAAGCAAACAAAGGTTACTATTCGGAAATTGGGAGTATGATATAAACTCAGATAACTTAATAGACTATGACAGTATTTTAACTATGTTTGATAATATAGGAATAGAAGGAGATAAATATATTACTTGTGATGTTGCTAGATTAGGTAATGACAAAAGCGTAGTAATGCTTTGGAATGGCCTACAAGTGGAATTAATAAAGACATTCGATAAGAATACAATAACAGAATTAGCTAACTACATAAAAGACTTACAAGTTAAGCATAGAGTAAACCTTAAAAACATTATAGCAGATAGTGACGGTGTAGGCGGTGGACTTGCTGATATATTAAGATGTGTTAATTTTATAAACAACGCCAGGCCTTTTAATAATGAGAACTACCAAAACTTAAAGACGCAATGCTATTATAAGCTATCAGATTTAATCAATAAAGCACAAATAGGAGTAAGTGCCACAATGCAAGAAAAGAATAAGCTAATAGAAGAACTAGAGCAAGTAAGAGCAAAGGATATAGACAAAGATACAAAGCTAAAATTAATTCCTAAAGATATAGTAAAAACAATAATTGGAAGAAGCCCTGATTATTCAGACTGCTTAATGATGAGAATGTATTTTGAATTTAACAAAAGAGGCTTTTATTCAATTAGGTAAAAACCCAAATAAAAAACATATATTAATTATGGACGTAACAATACCAACAAGCTGGAAGGATATAAATATTGACACTTATATTAAATTAGTTCCTGTATTAGAAACTGAACAAGAAGATATAACAAGAGTTATAAATATTCTATGTGTATTGACAGGTAAGAAAAGGGAAGAAATAAAAGAAATACAACTAACTGATTATCATAAACTTATTAAAAAGATGGCTTTTTTGTTTACAGAGATACCAACTAAATTAGAAAGTAAAAGAATAAAGTTAGATGGTAACTATTATGAGTTTAAACTTAATGCAGAAAATCTTTTATTTGGGGAGTATATTAACGCTATGGAAACATTAAATTCTAAAAATGAAAATGCAGTAATAGAAAACTTAGATAAAATATTAGCGAGTATTTGCAGACCAGTAGAAAAGAAGTTTGGCAAATGGAAGGAAAAGAAAATGACAAGCAAGTTATTACAAGAAACAGTAAAACTATTTAGAGATAAAATGAGTATACAAGATGCTTATCCTTTGGCGGTTTTTTTTTGCAATCACTCAAAGGACTTAATGACAAATATACAAACTTCTTTGATAACTCGAGCGGAGAAGATAACAAAGGAAGTGGAGATGGATTTAGCGACAGGTGGGGCTGGTGGTGTATAATTGATTCTTTGACGAATTCAAGAGTTGATAAATGGGAAATTGTCACAAAGTGGAACGTAATTCACGGCTTGAATATATGTTCATATTATAAAGATAAACAAAGAAAAGAAAAAATAGAATTAGAGAAAATTGGCAGATAATTATTTACATAATGCTTTTACAGAATTTCACGCTACAGGAACAGAGGGTATAGTTGATAAATGCAGCTCCTTAGGAGATGTAATGAATAATTTAGGTATAAGGCTTAAGGATGAAACATTAAAGCAAATAGATACAATAAAAGATACTTCTGGAAATTTAAGACAATCCGTAAAATTTAATACTAAGATATTTGGAGAAAGTTTTGCAACAGAATTATATTTAGCTGATTATTATGATTATATAAATAAAGGAGTAAGAGGTGCTGAGAGTTCAGAAAGAGCGCCTGATAGTCCTTATTCATATAAAGACAAACAACCTCCAGCAAGTGCATTAAAAGAGTGGAGTCATAGAAAAGGCTTAAACGAATGGGCTGTAAGTAAATCAATATTTAAAAAAGGAATTAAAAAGAAAGGTTACTTTGATAAAGTTGTAGAAGATGTAAAGAATGGAGAAATACACAGCTTATTAATACAAGATTTAAAAAGCGCTGGAAAATTAGGCATATTAAATGAGATTAAAAAAATTATAAAATAATGGCAATAACAGGAATAACATACGAACCTCAAGATTATAGAACGGTTTATAATCCTATTGAGTACGTGGCAACTTCAAATAAAACATCTGAAGATAGGTTTAAGTACATAGTAGAAGTATATGATGGAGCTACAAAGATAGGAACGTTAAAAATACCAGCAGACCCTTTGTTATATGGTAGAGCAGATGTACAAGGAATAATGGAAAGCTATCTAACTAAGAATCTAGGAACTATAAACACAGCAGCTACAGGCGTAGCATTTGAAGACTGTAATAACTCATATAAAGAATTTACTATAAAATTTGGAGAGGAATATGAAGTGTTAGGAGTATTAACTGTATTTATGACACCAGCTTATGATACTACATTAATAACTTTTAATGGCTGTTTACCTAATTATAGAGATGCTTTAAATTTTGTAGACTATCAAGCTAATAACAAGTACCAAGATTTTACAGTAAACGCAATTACAAGAAAGTTTTTAACTAATATGCCAAAGGGGGTAAGACCTCCAGACACTAATACGCAAAAGGTAGAATTAACTGACAAAGGCTTTACTTATTTTTTAACAGAAACAGGCGAAGCAATTACACATTTTGAAGTATGGACTTATGACAGTTCAGGAGTTTTAATTGCTAATGTTGATGTTACTGCAGCTATTAATGCTGATAAGATGATTCTTATACCTTCAAGCCCTGATAGTTTAAATAACATAGACCCTGCTGCCGTAAGTATAGCGCAGCCTATAATACCATCAAATTGTGCTTACTATTATATTGATTTATGGAACGGCGTAAATATAGCAAGTGAATCTTTACACTTTGATTTGGTCTCTGAATGTAGATATGAAGTAAGAAGACTGGAGTTTTTAAATAGTTTAGGGGGTTTTGATACATTTAATTTTACTAAGGTTTCAAGAAAATCAGAAACAATAGAAAGAAAGTTTTATAAACAAAATGCTGATAATATGGTAAGTGGTGTAATAGATTATTCACTTCAAGATAAAGTTAAAACTCAGTATTATACTAAATCAAGCCCAAAGATTAAATTAAACTCTGACAATTTAAGTGTAGACGTTTATAACTGGTTATTAGAATTAATAGAAAGCCCAGAGATTTATTTATGGGAGAATGGAGAAAGAATTGCAATACAAAATATTAGTTCAGACTGGGAGGAAAAAAGAGCTGACACAGATAGTGTATTTAATTTAGAAATAGAACTTGAATTAGGAATAGATAACTATAGACAACGTGGTTAAAGAAGAATTATACATAGGAAACGAAAGGGTGGAATTATTAGGAAGTTTAGAGCCTAATTTAACATTTAATATTTCAGATATTAAAAACCCTGATAAAAGAAAAAGCGACTACTCAAAAAGTATTTCGTTGCCTGGAAGTAAAAAAATAAATAAATTATTTGAGCATATTTTTGAGGTAAATATAGACTTGCAAACATTTAACCCTAATTTAAAAACTGATGTTTTATATTTAGTTAACGGAGAAACTATTATAGACGGTTATTTACAGTTAAAAGAAATTAAAATAATAGACGAATTAATAAGCTATGAAGTTACTATAATTGGTAGGGTAGGTAATTTTATAAATGAGTTAGGAAATAAAGAACTAACAGATTTAGATATGAGTTCATTAAATCATACATACGATAAAGCAACTCAGGTAGCTACGTGGAATTATCCACTTACTACTGATTATGTTTACCCTATGATTAACTATGATATTAACTACGGAGGACAAGGTTTTAGTGAGCAGTGGGATGTAGAAGATTTATTTCCAGCAATAACAGCAAAGAAATACATAGATGAAATATTTGCTGATGCTGGTTATACTTACGATAGCGACTTTTTTGATAGTCAATATTTTGAGAATTTAATAATACCATTTTCTTCTAAGAATTTTGCACTTACAGAAACAGTAATTAATAATAGAATTTTTAATGCAAATACTCCTGAAATTCAAGCGACAGGAGTGCCAGAATTATACGCTTTAGAATATAATGATAATACTTCGTATGATGATGATATTATAAATAATATAGTAGAAGTATATGATACTAGCAATATACATAGTATAGTAACAGGCATATATACACCGAATCAAAACGGCTTTTATAATATTGAAGCTATGCTACAACTACAGGGCGAATTTACAGCACCAAGCACCCCAGCAGCAAGTTACACATTATTAGGTTATATACAAGGATATATTGAAATAAATAAATATACAAGTGGAGGTGTATTTATAAATACTTTAGACCAAGTTTCGTTTGGTGTATCTAAATACAATGCTTCAGTAGCACCTTCTGCTACAGTAACAACTTTAGCAGCACCTACAACACCGTCACAGGATTATATATATATGGCAATTACAGGGGGTTCTAATACAACAGATATAACATCGTTAGGAAATAATAATAATTCTATTTGTAATAAATATAATATTAATGTAAGTAATATATATTTAAGTGCTAATGAGCAAATTAAGCTAGAAATAAAATACGCAGTAAGAAAAGAAACGGCTTTTGGATATAGTTATGGTTCTCCTTGTTGGTATGTTTCTGCTGGAGTTCTTAGAAATGGTCCAGTAAATGGCTATAAATTAAACATATTAGATGGTTATTTTAAAAACAGCGTAGTAAATAGTGGATATACTGACGGTAACACTATTGATATGTCAAGTAGCATACCTTTGAAAGTAAAGCAAAGAGATTATTTTATGTCTTTAGTAAAGATGTTTAATTTGTACGTTCAATCAGATGGGCAAAATGATAAGAATTTATTAATTGAGCCTAGAGATGACTTTTTTACAAATGATATAGTAGACTGGACGCAAAAGTTAGATAATTCAAAAGAAGTTACTTACTTACCTATGGGAGCATTAGATAGTAAAGATTATTTATATACCTATAAGCAAGACAAAGATTATTATAACAAACTCTATGAAGAAACTTGGAGCGAAATTTATGGACAAAGAAAATATGGCATAACAAATGATTTTATAAAGAATGAATTTAAAACTGAAATAATATTTTCACCAACTCCAAGCGTAGGACAAGCGTGGTATGATAGAGTTATTCCTACTATAATAAAATATGATGATAAAAATGGAGTTCAAAGAACAGAAAGTAATATAAGAATTTTACAATGGAGCGGACTAAAAAATACCCAACAATGCTGGGATTATACAGATAATTCTGGTGTATTTGATTTACGAACTACTTATCCTTATGCTGGAATGTATAACGACCCTTATACACCAACTGAAGATATAGGTTTTGGGCTTACAAGGGAAATTTACTGGGCTGATGTGTTTAATAATTCTATTACGATAAGTAATAACAATCTTTTCAATAAATATCATAAAAAGTTTATAGAAGAAATTACAGATGTAAATTCAAAAATAGTAAGAGGTTATTTTAGGTTAACGCCCTCAGATATTAAAAATATTAGTTTCAGAAAACAATTTAGATTTAACAATGCTTATTTCAGATTAAACAAAATAGAAAACTATAATCCTTCTGAATTAACTATGTGCGAATTTTTAAAGATTAAAGATGCTGAAATATTTGTGCCTACAGATACTTTAATTAATGGGGCGGTAGATATAAAGATAGGCGCAGAAGCAAGTCCTACATTTAGCCAAGCAAGTGCGAGGCTACATAATGGAAACAGTCAAGGCAATAGAAATCATACTGTAAGTGGAGATAATAATTATATAAGTAGAAGCGCCACGAATGTAGATATTAAAGGAAATTCAAATAAAGTTTATAGCAACGCTTTAAACGTAACTATACAAGGAGATGATAATGTAATTAAGTCTGGAGTTTCAAATGTTAATCTTATAAATACAAACGGTTTAATTATAAGTCAAAGCAATACAACAGTTGTTAATAATTCTATACTTGGCTCTGGTAGTCTAATAGAAGTATCTACAAGCCCATACACAGCAACAGAAGAAATATTGACGTATTTAGTAGATACATCAGGGGGGAACATAGAATTATATTTGCCAGATACTACAGAGATAGGACAGACATTTGACATTAAATTAATAGAGGCTTCAAATACTTTAAATATAACAACAGCATCAGGAACTCCTAGAATAGACGGAGCAGCAAATAAAGCAACATCTAACTTATATGACAGTTTCAGTATTAGATTTGACGGCGTGGATTACCAAATAATAAGTAAAAATTAAACAATGGCGGAAAGAATAGCATTACAAGTAGATATAAATACAGGCGAAGCGGTAAGCAGTTTAGGACAGTTAGAAAAGGCAACTAAAAAAGTAGGGCAAACGACTAAGGGAGTAGCCAAAGATACGCAAACACTAGACCAACAATTTGACGCTTTAAATAAAGAGATTAAAGAAAGTCCTGTAAATATAAGGGCTATGAATAAGCAGATACAACAGTATCAGGCCATTGCATTAGAAGCTGGGAGAACTTCGCCTCTAGGAAAACAAGCTATACAAAAAGCAGCAGCATTAAAAGATAAGTATATTGATATTCAAAATGAAGTTAATAGACTGGCCAATGATGGAGTAAAACTTAAAGCAGTACTAGATATTGGCTCTACTATGGTAGCTGGGTTTGCTGGTTTTCAGGGTGTTATGGCTTTAGCTGGTGGAGAAAGTGAAGAACTTAGGGAAACTATGGTTAAGCTACAGGGCGCTATGTCTTTATTAATGGCAGTTGAAACTCTAAGAAAAAACTTAGAAAAAGAAAGCACAATAGTATTAGTAGCAAAAAATACAGCAGAAAAAGCTGGATTAATATTAACAAAAGCAACAACAGCAGCACAAAAAATGTTAGGGCGTTCTACAGATGTAACGACTAAGAGTTTTAAAAATATGAGAGCTGCATTAATAGCTACAGGAATAGGTGCTTTAGTTGTATTGATAGGAACTTTAATTGCTAAGTGGGATGATATTACAGCAGCTTTAAGTAGTGCTACATCGGAACAAAAAGCATATAATGAAGCATCAACAAAAGCAATAGAAAGCATATCTTCAGAATTATCTGCTGCTGATAAATTGCAAAAAGTCTTAAATGATGAAACAATAAGCAGAGAGGAAAAAAACAAAGCTGTAAAAGAATTACAAAAAGAATATCCTAATTTATTAAGTAATGTAGATGCAGAAAAAAATTCTATTGAAGAAATAAACAAAGCACTTGAATTAAATACTAAACTACTATTATTAAAGGCTAAACAAGAAGCAGTAGCACAATTAAGGGCAGAAGAATTTAAGAAAATAATACAAGCACAAACAGACGCACAAACTGGAGCAAATGTAGCATTTAGAGATAAAATAGCTGCGTTAGGGTTAGGGCAGACTGCTCAAGAACAAGCAAATTATAGAACAGCGAATTCAATAGTAGTAAATCAAAAGCAAGTAACAGCCTTAGATAATGTAGAAGCTGCACTACAAAAAGAAATTGACGCTTTAAAAGAACTTGGAGCAGTAGGAGAAGAAGAAGCAACAGCAGAAACTGAAAGACTTAAAAAAGTAGCAAAGAAAAAAGTTAAAATAGAAAAGGAATCTTCAACGGAAATAAAAGAAGTAAAAAAAGAAACTAAAAAAGAAGAAGTAAATAACGAAGAGGCGCAATTTCAATTACTTCAGAAATTAAGAAATACAGCACAAGAAAATGAAATTAATGATTTAGTTCTACAATATGAAAAGAAATTTGAGTTAGCAAATGGAAACGCAGAACTTGAAAAAGCATTAACAGAACAACAAGCAGCAGATATAGCTGCTATAAATAAAACCTATACAGATAAACAAAAAGAAATTGATGATGCACTAAAACAAAAAAAAGAGGAAGATAGAAAAGCAGATTTAGCAAAAGAACAAGAAATAACACAAGCAAAGGTAGATATGGCTATGGGAAGCATAGATGCTTTAATGAATATTACAACCGCTTTTGCTAAAGATAATGAAAAGAGCCAAAAAAGAGCGTTCGAGATTAATAAAAAGTTGCAAATAGCACAAGCATTAATTTCTACTTACCAAGGAGCACAAGCTGCTTTTGCAAGTGCAGCACTTAATCCTATAACTATTGGTTTTCCAGCATATCCTGGAATAATGGCAGCAATAGCAGTAGCTGGTGGCTTAGCTAATGTTAAGAATATAAGTAAACAACAATTTCAGAGTTCAAGTCCTGGAGGTTCTGCTCCTGGTTTTAGCGGTGGAGTTGGCGGTGGTGGGAGCGTACCAACTTTAAATCCTGTCTCAAATACAAACACAATATTAGGACAAGAAAATAAAGTTTATGTGACAGAAACCGATATTTCAAATACACAAAATAAAGTAAAAGTAATAGAAGAAAGAGCAACATTTTAAAATATAAATTATGGAAAAACAAGAAAACATTAAATTAGTAGAACTAGTAATAGATGATGAAGAGGGCGTGGAGTTCGTTTCTTTAGTCGATACACCAGCAATTGAATCAGATTTTTTAGCCTTCAAAAAAGAAGACTTTAAATTTAAAATTCAGAACGAAGAAAAAAGAATAGTAAGCGGTTATTTTATGATTGCAGACTTGCCTATGTTGAGAATGAGAAACGATACTGTTTTTTATTGTGTCTTTAGAAAGCACACGATAGAAAAGATAGTAAATAAGTTTATGAAGGAAGGCTTAACAAACCAAACAAACTTAATGCACGATAGCCAAGCTGATGGGGTGTATATTATAGAGAGTTTAATAATAGACAAAAAAAGAGGTGTATTAGCTCCTGAGAATTTTGAGAAAGTTCCAGACGGTAGTTGGTGGGGTTCTATGCGTGTTGAAAATGAAGATATTTGGCAACAAGTAAAAGATGGAACGTTTAAAGGTTTTAGCGTGGAGGGGATATTCTCAAGTTCAAAAGAATTAAATCTACAGACTAGAATTGTAGCTAAAATAAGAGAGGTTATAAAGAATTATAAAAATTAACGGAAATAAATTAAAATTAAAAACATATATTAAATATAAAACAGAATTATGAAAGTAAAAGAAATGTTTGAAGAAATTAGAGACATCTTTAAAAATGAAGGTGTACAAGTAGAAACGACAGAAGTCACAGAAACTACAGAAACTACAGAAGAAGTTGAGAGCGTAGCAGTTGATATTAAACCAGTAGAGAAATTTGAGGATTTAGTTTTAGCAACTGGAGAAGTAGCACAAGTAGAGCCTGAGGTAATTGTTGGCGCTGCTGTTGTTTTAGTTCAGGATGAGGAATTAGTTCCAGCACCAGACGGAAGCTGGGAGCTAGCAGATGGCCGCATAATAACTACAGAAGGCGGAGTAATTACAGAGATTGAAGAAATAGAAGATGAGCCAGAAGAAATTGCTGAAGCTGAAGCTGAAGAAGAAGTAGTAGAGGAACTTGACAAAAGCCCATTAAATGAGGCACAACAAAAAGAAGCTAAAAAGATTATCGAAAGTATAATAACTGAAAGAGTATTTTCTAAGGAAGATACAAATGTATTAAATGAAGAATTTTCTGCAAGAATTAATAAGTTAGAAAAGTCTTTTGAAAGTCTTTTAAAATTAGTTGAGTTTTTAGTAAAAGAACCAACTAAAACAAAAGTAAACAAAGCAAAAAATGGGTTTGCTAAATTGCAGCCTAAAAAGAAAACAGATATAATAGAGAAATTAAAGAAATTAAAAAAATAAATTATAAACATAGTTAGTTAAATACTTTAAGTAAAAGAACGTAACTAACTGAAAAACAAACAGTTATGGCATTTGATGTAACAGGATTAACAAATTACGTAGACGAACAAGCGATGTCGCTTATCGTTGAGAGCGTAGCAGGTGGCAACCTAGCAAAATATGCAACTTTACAACCAGACGTAAAAGGACCAACAACAATTAACATTTTAGATACTGACGCAGTATTTCAAGATGATGGATGTTCAAGAACAGCAAACGGCGAAACGGTATTATCACAAAGAACGATAACACCAAACGCTATAGCAGTCCACGAAGATTTATGTATGAGTGACCTAGCAGCGAAGTATACACAAACTATGCTTAAACAAGGAGTGACTAACGAAAAAGAAGAAATTCCTTTTGCAGAATTATATTTCGGTTTAAAGATAGCTAAGATTAAAAAACAAATAGAAGTACTAGATTGGACAGGAGTAGCTGGAGCTGGTTCTTACGCTGGTTTAGCAGCAAATCACGCATCTGTAGTAGATGTTTCTGCGCCAACGGCTGGAATACAAACGGCTTCTACAATTATAGAAAGTTTATCATTTTTAGCTCAATCAATGGATGAAGATATTGCTGGAGCAGATGATATAAAAATATTCTTAGGAATGGATTTATTCTTAATGTATCAAAGAGCTATTGCAGATGGAAATTATTTCCATTATGTAGTTGATGGAGAAGTAGGAAACGAACTTCCATTAGTAGGCTTTCCACAAGTAACAGTTGTTGGAACTGTAGGACTTTCAGGACTTAACAGCGCAGTTGTTGGAGATGTAGTTGCTTATTTAACTAGAGGTTCTAACATCGTAATAGGTGTTGATTTACCAGACGAAGAAGCTGAAGATTACAGAGCCTGGTATTCAGAAGATGACAGAATTTTCAAGACGTCTTTTGCATTTCGTAGAGGAATTAATTGGGCTTTCCCAACTGAAGCGTGTAAATTAAAAATATCATAATAATAACTTTAAGGGGGTTCGCCCCCTTTTTTAAAACTTAATAATATGGCTTGTGGATTAGATACTGGATTTTCTAGAGACTGCTCGGATAGTGTAGGTGGAATTGAAGAATTTTACTTATTAGAACGTTCAAGCGTAACGGCTTATGTAGAAACTTCAAACGAAGTAACAGGAATTACAGACGGTGGCGCTACTTGGCACAAATACGAACTTAAAAAAGAAGTAGGAAGCATTACAGCTCCTGTAACAATTAGCCCTGAAAATGGAACTAGATTTAGTGAGGCAAAACTTGCTTTCTCTATTAACAAATTTTCTGCTGCTAAGTCGAACGAGCTGAAGCTAATGATACTTGGACAGGTAATTGCAATCATTAAGGATAACAACGGTAAATACTGGGGCTTAGGCTTTCAGTCATTTGCTGAAGGAACTGCTTTGAGTGCTAATACTGGACAAAGCTACGGAGATAGAAATGGATACGAAATAGAATTAACAGCTAGAGAACCAGAGACTCCTTACGAGGTATCTGCTGCTGCTGTGGCGTTAATGACTATAGTATAGAAATTTTAAAAATTTCATTTTGTAGGGGTGGGCTAAGACCCGCCCTTTTTTTTTAATAAAAAATTAAAGTTATGGAAATAAAAAAAGAATTAATTGGAAGCACTTGGAACGGCAAAGGTTTTAAGATTAAAATTAAGAAAGAAAATGCTAAAATATTAAAGCATTTAGGAGCTGAAGTTTTTGAAAAGAAAAAAAAGAAAAAAGATGATACATCTAAATAAGGGCGTATTAACTTCTTTTGTAGCGACTTGTTCCGAGCTAGGAACTTTGTCAAGTCCATATTATTTATTACATTTGAAAAATGATACTTCAAAAGTGGAGTATTATTGTGTTCTTGTGGATATTTCGCCAAGTGCTGTTAGATATAATCAATTTGACTTTACTGAAGGAATAGACGACGCATTAAATGGTAAATTAGTTTTAACAAACTCAGGTTATTATGATTACTTTATTTATGAGCAAGTAAGCGCAACAAATTTAGACCCTGAAAATGCTGAATTAGTAGAACAGGGAAAAATGAGATTATACGATAGTAATGATACTTTAAGTGTTTCCCAGCATTCAATTAGCGGAACAAATATAATATACAACCAATGATTAAATTACTGCCCTTAAGTTTTAAAGCCTCAGAGCTGCCAGTTTTCAAAGAAAGTAGAAGAGGCGACTGGTACGAATACGGTTCAAATAAACCTTATAAAAATAATTACGGTTCTTATCTAGTTAAACTTTTAAATGAGAGTTCAAAACAAAGTACTATAATAGAATCTAAGACAAAATTTATAGTGGGTAGAGGGTTTTATATAGACAGAGATATATCGTTTAGTGAGAGGGCTTTAGTTGAAGCATTTTTAAGACAAGTAAAAGAAACTAATTTATTAGTAAAAATAGTAAAAGACAAAAAAGTATTTGGAGGTTTTGCAATTCAAGTAATTTTAAACAAACAAAGAAAGATAGTAGGTTTAGAGCATATTGATTTTAATAACATAAGAGTAGGAACTGAAGACAACTATTACTATACTTCTGATTGGAATAGAAACCCTGAAGGAAATGAAGATTTTACAGAGTTTTTTAACTTCAATCACGAAGCAAATACATCAGATAATTATTTAATTTATTTTAAAGAATATCGCCCAGATTTAGGAGAATACCCTATCCCTGATTATGTGGCTGCTATTCCTTATTTAGAAGCTGATGCAGAGATAGCAAACTTCACTTTAAGTAATATACGTAATAATCTGAGTTCTGGATATATCGTAAGTTTTAACAACGGAGAGCCTTCAGATGAAGAAATGAGAGAGATAGAAAGAAAGTTTAAAGACTATGCTACAGGAACGGATAACGCTGGAAAACCGCTTTTAAGTTTCACAGACCAACAGGCAGACCATCCGCAAATTATTCCTATTCCTGTAAATGGACAAGACGATAGATTTATCAATCTTAACAAACAAATACAAGAAGAGATTTTTACGGCACATTCTATTGTTAGCCCTATGTTATTTGGCATAAAAGATAATACAGGACTTGGCAGTAATGCTGATGAATTAAGAACTGCAAGTGAATTATACCAGAATCTTCAGGTAGATACAGAGCAAGACATTTTAGAAGATGTATTTAATGAGTTAATTAATTTTAATGGTCTTCCTAAGTGTTTAAAGATACAAAAAATAGAACCAGTAGGTAAACCGTTAAGCGAAAGCGTAATGGTAGGGGTTATGACTATTGACGAAATAAGGGAAAAGGTAGGGCTTCCAAAATTAGAAAAAGGCGAAGTTGTAAAAATGTCAAGTGATGAAGATGAAATGATATTTTCTCAATTAAAAGAAATTGGTTATAATGTAAAGAATTTAGAAGTATTAGATACAAGAGAAACCCCTATAACTTGCTTTGAAGATGCAGAAAAATTTGAAGCACAAATTAAAGAGGAATTTTTGCCACTTTTAACAGATTTAGAAAAGTCAGTATTAAACCTTTTAATAGGTAACGAAAAGATGCCTAATATAGAGATTAAAAAAGCCTTAGAAATTAGCATAGGAGACACTCAAAAAGCTATAGCAAGTTTACAAGACAAAGGCGCTTTAGATAATGATTTTAAACCTACAGAACAAGGAAAAAAGACAATACAAATACCAGACGAAGAAATCTTTATAGTGTATAAATACGCTTTAAGGTCAGACGCTCCAGAATTAGTACCAGGCGGAGAAAGTAGAAGATTTTGTAAACAAATGATAGATTTATCAAATACTGGCAGAAGATACACCTTAAATCAATTAAAACTATTAAGAAACGACTTTAATCAAACGGGAATAGAAATTTTTAGAAAACGTGGAGGCTGGTATCATAACCCAGATTTAGGCGTTAATACTCCGTATTGCCGTCACCTGTGGAGCCAGGAAATTGTGCGTATTAAGAACAGATAAAAAAATAAAATTATGGCAGTATTATTCATATCAGAAAGTTATCTTAAAAACAATACAGTAGTTGATGATAACGTAGACCAAAGATTAATCATACCAAGTATAACAACGGTTCAGGATATGCACTTACACCCTATTCTTGGAACTCCATTATATGAAGATTTAAAAGCTAAAATAATTGCTTCAACTTTAAACGCTGATGAAGTTACTTTAATTAATGATTATATTTCTAAAATGTTATTACAGTGGACTATGTATGAATTAACAATGAGTATGTTGTATAAATATAGAAACAAAAGCGTAGCGACTAAATCAGGAGATAACGCAAGTCCTATTTCTTACCAAGATTTGCAATTTTTAAGAGACGACTGGAAAAATAAAGCTGAATTTTACGATAAAAGATTAATAAATCATTTAATAGATAATAAAAGTTTATTTCCTAAATATACAGAGTCTAGTGATGATTTAAACGCTAAAAAGTCTGCATATACAACAAGTTTCTATTTAGGCACTTCATCTGATTGTTGGATAGATAATAAATACAAATGAAATTAACCTACAACCAAATAATAAAAGAGTTAAATAACTTCGCAGACGCTCATTTAGAAATTGAGACTTTCGGCAATGGCGACCTTTGGGAAGTTGTGCAGCATAATCAACTTGGGAACTTCCAGTATCCTTTGCTTTGGATAGTAGATAAACCAGCTACAGTAGGTAGTAATGTCTTTACGTGGAACTTTCAAGCTATTTATATAGATATCGTTAGGAAAGACGAAAGCAACGAAAATGACGTAAAAAGTGACGCTGTACAAGTTTTAATTGACTTAATAGCTTATTTAGAACAACAAAGCGGAACTAGTGCTATAGGCGTTAATTGGAATCAAGTACAACTAGAAAGAGGCGGTACTGTGGAAATGTTTAGCGAAAGATTTGAAGATGATTTGAGCGGAGCAAGTATTTCTTTAGGCTTAAAAATACCTCAAATTTATAACGAATGTGTAATCCCTAAAACTTAAAATATGCCGATACTATTTAACCCAGGAAAGAAAAAAGGAATTTTTATGATACCTTCAGGCGGTACAAAAAGCCCTACACCTCCAACTCCTTCTTGGTCTAGCACTAAGTCTTTAGCCTTTGATGGTGTTGATGATTATGTAAGCTGTGGGACATCTTTAGGAGATTTGATAGGGGATAATTATAATGGTTCATTATCTGCTTCTTTATGGTTTAAAAGGAATTCTAATACATTAGGAGGTTTAATTAATTTTACCACAAGTAGCTGGGGTGAGTTTACTGTACTAGCGTATGTTGACAAAATAAGATTCGCTATAAACGCTGCTGCTTATTATATAGACTACGATTCTACTGCTGGTTATGTTTATGATACTGATTGGCATCATTTAGCGGTAGTTATGACTCCAGATGGTGGCGGGACAACTGATATAAAAATGTATTTTGATGGTCAATTACTAACAATAATACCAAGCGGTTCATCTCCAATATCAAGTAATTTAGATTTTGCTGGTAAAGAACTGTTTATAGGAACTTTTGACGCGTCAAGCTATTCTTTCGATGGTTATATTGATGAGGTTTCATTTTTTACTTCAGAGTTAACTGCTGTAAACGTAACTTCTATTTACAACTTAGGAACTCCAAATGACTTAACTTCATTAAGTCCTACGGCTTGGTATCGTATGGGAGAAAACTCTACATTCAAATCTCCTCAAATATTAATGCCTGAGCAAAGTAACAAAGATAAGGTAAGTAATTATTCTATGGCTTTTGATGGGGTGAATGATTCTATTGATTGTGGTCAAAGTGCATCTATTTTAACTAATACTTTTACCGTTTCGTGCTGGGTTAATGCTGTTAGTTTTGGTACTTGGGATACAATCATCGGATGTGACAAGTGGAACGGCGCAGGTAACAATGGGTGGATACTGCGTGTTGATGGAACGGAAATAAGTTTTATGAATGGCAAGAGTCCAGGAACATTAGATAAAATTTCCTTTACTATCTCTGGAAATATGAATACAGGTACTTGGTATCAATTAGTTGCCGTTTGTGATGGAGCAGGTAATAGCGAACTATTTTTAAACGGTGCTAGTATGGGAACCTCTACATTAACCGCAGCTTACGATTCCAATATTAGATTTATAATTGGAGCAAGAAATACAAACGCTGGAGGATTACCCTCTTGGGATAGTTTTAATGGTAAAATAGATGAAGTTTCTGTTTTTAATGAAGTAAAAGCAATAGGGGATATATGGAATGGAACAGGACAACCAACAGACTTGACAGGAGAAAGCGGTTTAGTAGGTTACTGGAAAATGGGAGAAGAAGCAGTATTTAACAGTACTAACTGGTTATTACCTAATAAAGCACAAGATGTATTTTCTAGATATTCTTTAGATTTTGATGGTGTTGGTGATTATATAGATTGTGGAACAGGTATAGGAACCTCCTTTGGCGATGGATATACTGGTGGAATAGTTGTAAGTTTATGGTTCAAAGCAGATACAACAAGTGGAGATGATGGTCTATTTACGTTTGGCGGTACTGGTTCATACGGAGAATTAAGTGTTGGATTAAAAGCTAATTATCTAGATGTTTATGTTGCTAATAGTTTGAAGTTACATCATTCTTTTACAGATACTACAGATTGGCATAATTTAGTAATAAATTTAGATGGGTCTGCTACATCAACGAATCAAGTTTATCTAGATGGAGCTGCTATCGGTAGTACATTTGGTCCTTATACTGCCTTAGATTTAGATGCGGTAACTTTCTTTATTGCGCAATATTGGACGTCGTTTTACCCTTTTCAAGGAAAGATTGATGAGGTATCTATTTTTAATACTGCTAAAGCAATAGGAGATATATGGGATGGCACAGGTAAGCCTACTGATTTAACAGGAGAAAGCGGTTTAGTTTCTTGGTGGCGTATGGGTGAAGATGCTACATATGATGCCACTGCTTCTGAGTGGACTATTCCAGACAAGGTAGGAAGCAACAATGGAACTAGTGCTAATATGACAAATGATGACTTAACAGGAGATGCTCCAGGAGTTACAGGAAATGGAACATCGGCAAATATGACAATAGAAGACAGAGTAGGAGATGCTCCTGATTCAGAAAATAATTCGCTTTCATATAATATGGACGCAGCAGATATAGTAGAAGAAACACCTTAAAAATAAAAATAATGAGAACATACGCAGTAATTAAACTAGAAGACATAGACAAAATAGATTTTGCACAAATAGGAGAAACAAGCGCTTTCACTATAAGAAAATCTTTAGATGATACGCAATTTGTAATTAAATGGAAAGATGGATATACTCCAACATTTATAACAGATGGTTCAGTAGTTCCAGTTGAAACTTACAACCACGCAGAGATATTAGAATTAATGCAAACTTCGGCTTGGAGTGAGCCAATGCCAGTAGAATGATAGATATAATACTAGAATTTCAAATAATATTACTTACTTTGATAATTTTTAAGTATTTTAGCGAAAAATGGAAATAAAAGATTATATATATTTCGGTGGTGTTTTAGTTGCTGTTCTTTCTAGCTGGTTTAAGATTAAACTTGAAACAGAAAAGCAAGAAGAAAAAATAATTAATTTAGCTATGACTGTAACTAAGCACGAAAAAGAAATAAAGTCAGTAGAGAAAGAAGCAAGGCAAGGAAGAAACGAGATATATAAGAATTTTGAAGTAAACCTTAAATCTAATAATGAGGTTTTTTCTAAACAATTTAAAGGCATAGATACAGAAATAAGAGGTTTACAACAGTCTTTTAATGCTATTAATTTAAGCATTCAAGATTTAACGACTAAAATGGAATTATTAATTAATAAACTAGAATTATGAAAAAATTTATAAGTGATTTATTTAGAGAAAAAACAGGCGGAAAGATTTCAAGTAAAAAGTTTTATGGTAATATATTTTTATTACTTTGTGCAATTACTTTTGTTATTGACGGTTTAAAGTTTTATGATGTATCTGCTGATTTATTTAATCCTACTCTTGTAGCTGGATGTACTTTAATAGGGCTTAGAACTATTGGAGGGATGTTTAAATAGTCTTTAAATAATCTTTAAATGAAAGTAAGCTACGATAATATAATGCACTTATACGCTAAGAATGGATATAGGTTCTACGACAAAGGAGACTATAACGTTAATATCTTTGCTATAAGAAGGCAATTAAATACTAATCAATTTGATGACATTATAGGAATAGCATATAAAAACGATTTTGACTTTGTGGAGATATTTAAAGCAACTACTGACCCTGGTAAATATTGGATGAAAAACCCTATGAATAGAAAAGGAACTGCAATTTTAGTAGAAGGACAATATAAGTATAAACTAGGATTACACAAAGGAAAAGAAGCATTAGTACAAAAAGGTCCAGTAAAAGTATTTAGAGACAACAACAAAGACGAAAACCACGATAAAGGGTACATTCAAGAAGGCTTTTTTTTCATTAACATACATAGAGCTGGTAATGATAGTAAGCAAGTTGATAAATGGTCGGCTGGGTGCCAAGTCTTTGCAGTAGAAAGTCAGTTTAAAAGATTTATAGACATAATAAAAAGAAGTGAAAAGATATACGGCAATAGTTTTACTTATACTCTTTTTGAGCAGTTGTAGCCCTCAGCAGAGACTTCAAAGATTGCTTAAAAAAAATCCTCAATTAATAGAACTAGACACTATTAGAGTTATTGATACAGTTATAATAGATAATTACACTTATGATACCATTACAAACATACATTTACACGATAGCACAACAGTTATTAATAATGAAAAAGTTATTTTAAAATACTTCTATGATACACTCACAAGGGAAATATGGCACGAAGTCGAGTGCCTTGGCGATACGATTATTAAGGAGACAGTCGTACAAGTTGAAAAGGTCGTTTATAAGCAGCTTACGTGGTGGCAAGAGTATAAGACAATCATTTTAATATTATCTTTGCTTACAGGCGTTTTAATTATCTTAAAAAAATTAGGTAAGTTGATATAATGGGGAGGAAAAAAGGCTTTAGAAATAAAAATAGCATTTATGTGGCTTTAGATGGTTTAATTCCAGTCATAGAAGACATTATAATAAAAGGGCATCACACTTCAACAACTATATTTAAACAATTAGAACTAGGGGGTTATTTAGCAAAATTATATAATCAAGGATATAAAGGAGATTCAATAAGAAGAAGTATAAACAATTTTATAAAAGATAAGAATTTAATTGTAAAAAATACTCCAAGTTATGCTTTAACGACTACAAAAGAAAATACAAAATGGGAGGAAGATTACGAAAATGGAACGGCTTCATTTGATTACTCAGGATTAAAGAAAATACAAACAGAAGAAGATTTAATAAAGTTTGCTAAAATTGATACTACAAAATGGAAAGCAGTAAAACAAACGGCTAATAAATGGGGCGAAAATTATCAAATAAAAGTAATCTTTGAAAGTGTAGAAAAAGGATTAAAAGAAGAAGAAGCATACGAACAGGCAAAAGAGATATTAAAGAAACATCTTAAAGGAAGAAAAAAAATATCTAATAAGAAAAAACTAACTACAAAGATAGGTGTTATACCGTTAGCAGATTTTCACATAGGAGCATACATAAGGGGTTTAATTAAAACGCCAGATTTTGACATAGATAAAATATCTGATATGTTAGATGAAATTGCAGACACTATTAATTCTTTAGAGTATTCAGAAGTTCATATATCTATCTTAGGAGACATTATAGAAAGTTTTACAGGCACAAATCATCCCTCAACGTGGAAGGAGTTAATGTATAAAGGCCACGGCTCTAATATTATAATAATGGCCTATGAGTTGTTATTGTCATTTTTTAAAAAGATAGTTAATTTACATTCTATTTATTTAGTATCAGGAAACCACGATAGACTTACTTCAAGCAGTAAAGAAGACACCAAGGGCGAAGTAGTAGAGTTAATTTCTTATTTTTTAAATAAAGAATTAGCTGTTAATATTAAATATAATCCTATTTTAATTACTGAAATAATAGATAACATTTGCTATATCTTTACACACGGACACCATAATTTCACAAAAAAGAACATAGAGCAGATTATCTGGAAATATGGTAAACAAAAGTATTTTAATTTAGTTCTTCAAGGACACTGGCATTCTAGAAAAAGCAAAGTTCCTGTAATTAAAATGGAAACTATTCATTCAGACTCTGGAGATTATAGAGGTATAACCTGTCCTAGTATTTTTACTGGAAATTTTTATGCTGAAACTTCAGGCTTTACGTCTTCTGCTGGGTTTCTAATCATTCAAAATAAGCACAACAAACCCGCTGTTTTCGATATTCCTTTAATTTAAACAAAAAAAAATACTTTTCTAAAGTGTTCATTTTCAAGCGTTTAGATATTAAAGTGAAAAATAAATAAAAAATAAGTGTAAAAAAACTTGCACAGCTCAAATATTTGTATTATAATTGTACCATAATTAAAAACAAACAAAATGAAAACAACAAAACAAAATGAGACAGAGACAAAATGTATATTATGCAATAAATATTTTAAAGGAGAAGGTAATAACCCAGCACCCTTAGCAAATCAAAAATTCAAATGCTGCAACACGTGTAATGATACTGAAGTAATTCCTTTTAGAATTTATAAATTAAAAACTAAATAAAACAAAATGAAAACAACCTACATACACGAAACAACAACTTTATATTCAGAGAATGGAGAAGTTCATATAGAAACTTGTAATGGAAATATGTTAATATTTAAAGCAGAAACCTTATTTAAGGACTTACCAACCTTAGCATACTTTTGCTTAAAAGAAATTGACGCTAATAAAAAGAATATATTAAAAGAATTAAAAGAATTAAAATGAGAGATAAACACGATAGATTTAATCCTGAAAATCACGAGCAAGATTGCGATTATTGTAAAAAATGCGATAGCCCAATGTGGGATGACTGGAATGATGAGCCAGTAGATTACTGTTCATCGTGCGATGAATGTGAAGACTGTAGAGAATTAGAATGTAAATGTATAAACTAAAAACAAATAAAATGAAAACACAAATTAAAACAATCAACATTAAAGGCAAAGATTACATTACTGTAAACGAACGCTTAAAGGCATTTAGAGAGCTATACAAGAGTTTTAGCCTAACAAGTGAAATAACACACCTAAACGAGAATGGAGTAATTATAAGAGCAAGTATTAAAGATGATAAGGGCGTAGAATTAGCTTCAGGAATAGCGCACGAAGTAAAAGGTTCTAGCTTTATTAATAAGACTTCTTTTATAGAGAACTGCGAAACGTCTGCTTGGGGGCGCGCTCTAGGTAATTTAGGAATTGGAATTGATGCCTCAGTAGCAAGTGCTGATGAAGTTATTAACGCTATAAACAATCAATAATGAAAGACTTAGAAATAAAATTATTAAAAAAAAGCGTTAAACAATTAGAAGATGCTTACAGAGAACTTTGTAAAAAAACAAACAGAATTAAAGCTGATACACAAATATTAACGAATAAAGTAGAACTTGCATTAATGAATGAAAGAACTATTAAAGCAAAAGAATTATTAAAAGAAATAACTAAAATAAATAAATTATGAAAGCAAGAACAAAACAATACATTAAGAACGTAAAAAACGGCTTTTTAAAAAGCAATAACGAAAAGGTATTACACTGGATTAACCACAATCCAAGTACTACAGTTTATGAATTAAGACAAACAGGTATAAGCCATCAGACTTTAACAAGTAGAATTTCACACCTTCAAGACTTAGGATTAATTAAAGTTGTAGGAAATTGTAATATAGAAGGCAAACATTATTCACAATATGAAGCAGTCTTAGACTCTGAAATGGTGGAACATTATAGAAACTCTAGAGAACAAGAAAAGGTCGTTACGTGGCTTAAAAAGGGGCAAGAGTTAAACATTAGAGAAGATTTAAAAGTAGTATTAGAAAAATATAAAAATTATATAGTATGAAAAAGAGATTAAGTTATTCGGCATTAAGTGCCTTTGGAAAAAGTCCTAATCATTTACTTAGATACTGGAGTAAGAAATTCGAACCAACATCCGCTATGATGTTAGGCAGTTTAATACATAAAATAATTCTAGAGCCTGATGATTTCGATAATGATTACGCAGTATTTGAAGGAACACGAAGGGGCAAAGTCTGGGAGGGTTTTAAAGTTGAAAATGAAGGCAAAGAGTTAGTGACTATAAAAGAATATGATATTGCTAATTATGTAGTTGAGCAATCAAAAAATAATAAGACTTTTATGGACTTATTAATGAGAACAAGCCAAACAGAAAAATTAATTACTTGGAAGTCTCAAGGAATAGAGTTTAAAGGTTTTGTTGATATGGTAGGAGACACTTTTATAGCCGATATAAAAACAACTACAGATGCTGGAGATAAATTTCAAAGAGATATAACTTATAACGATTACAAAATGCAGGCAGCTATGTATCTTGAGTGTTTTCCTGACAAAGACTTTTACATTATAGCAATTGAAAAGTCTGGAGCGTTTAACGTTCAGGTTTATAAGTTTAGTAATAGTATGCTTCTACAAGGAAGAAATAAGTATATAAATTTAACAGAAAAATACAAAGAATGGGACGGAGAAAAAGAAAGTTATTATGATGGAATTATAGAGATATAAACTGAGGCGTAGTAAAAGGCGTAGTAAAGCGTAGTATATGAAAGAAAAGATAATGCAATATAAATTTTTTAAAGACAATTTTGAGTTCCAAAAGGAACAAGCCTTAAGCGAACAGGTTTTTAAGTTCGCACAAAAAAAACAAACAATGGAGAATAAAAAAATCTACTGCGGAAGCGGTAAAAAAAGAAGTGAAAACTGGATTACTGCAACAATTAATTTAGCTAAATTTAAAGACCACGTCCAAGAATATGGAGGACATAAGTTTTTAAAATTGAATATTAACTTATTAGATGAAGCTGATACGTTTGGTAAAGATGTACATATAAGTATAAACCAGTATAAACCTGAAGTAAAAGAAGTTAAAGAAGTTAAAGAAGTTAAATCAGAAGACGATTTACCGTTTTGAAAGCTAAGATTATTAAAGCCCTCTTAATTGAGGGCACTTCTATTAAAAAAATAGGAAAGATAATGAAAATGAAGCGAAAAGACGTAAATAATATAATCTTTGAAGTATGGGAAACTGAAAAAATAGTAGAAGATAATAAGATTTATAGCAGCTCAGAAGACTATTTATTAAATGGAGATAAAACAACTTACAAGGATTTAAGTCCTTCAGAAAAGAAAATATATAATAATTTAAAATAAACAAAATGAAAAAAATAAAATTAATAATAAAAGAAAAATTAAAAGATTTGAATTTTGATGAAAAAGTGAATTTTACAAATGAATTAAAATTTTTTTTACACGAAAACAGCCCTTTTAAAAATGAGCCTGTAGATTTTGTAAAATGGGTAAAAAGTGATGAAATAGTAGCAAACGATTATAATCCAAATAAAGTAGCCCCTCCAGAAATGGAACTTTTGGAAGTTTCTATAATGAATGATGGCTATACGCAACCTATAGTTACTTGGAATAATTTTGAAAAAGATAAAATTGAGGTTATTGATGGATTTCATAGAAATAGAGTTGGTAAAGAATCTAAAATTATTAACAAAAGAATAAAAGGTTATTTACCTGTTGTAAATATAAGAAAAGAACAGTCAAGCAAAAATGACAGAATAGCTTCAACAATAAGACATAATAGAGCAAGAGGTAAACATCAAGTTGATGCAATGAGCGAAATAGTAATAGAATTAAAAAACAGGAATTGGAGTAATAAAAGAATATCTAAACAATTAGGAATGGATGAAGAAGAAGTTTTAAGACTATGTCAAGTTTCAGGATTAGAGCATTTATTTTCTGATAAAGATTTTAATAGAGCGTGGATTTCAGAAGAATCAAACGAAAATTATATCCCTACTCACGATAAATTATTGCCTTTAGAAATTGCTCAATATCGTGCTGGAAACACAAATGACCCTAATAGAATTTTTCATACATTTGATAAGTGGGAGTGCTATCCGTCTGGTTTTTATGAAAACTCTATTAAAGATAAAAGTCACGAAGAATGTGAGGCAATTTTTATAGATGTATTAACTAATAAAGTAAGATTTGCTAATGCTTTAAATGGAGTAATATCTAATTGGAAATATTCTTGTGAACATTATTTAACTAATGTAAGTATGAATAGAATAGCGTGGTTAGGACAAGCGTCTGTTTGTTATGACAGTGGCGTTCCTTCAAAATATTCAGGTGCTTGGTTTAAAATAGATGAAAAGGAAAGGAAAATAGCTAATGAAATAGCTTTAAAGTATCTAAATATATGGCTGTTAAATAACAAAATGCCAGAAGTTGAAATGAATAGCGCTTTAAATATTGGAAAACAAATAGAATTATATTAATTATGAGTAAAAAAAGAGAATTAAATATATCAGTTTTGGACGCTTCAAGAAGTAGAATTAGTAGAATTTTTGATGACTTTGAGAGAATTTATATAAGTTTTAGCGGTGGTAAAGATTCAACTGTTATGACGCATTTAGTTTTAGATGAAGCGAAAAAAAGAAATAAAAAAGTAGGTTTATTAATTATTGATTTAGAAGCGCAATATAATTCAACAATTGAACATATAGAAGAAATAATTGAAATGTATTCAGAGCAAATAGAATTACACTGGTTTTGTGGCGAATTGCTTTTGAGAAATGCAGTATCTGATTTTGAGCCTAAATGGATTTGTTGGGATGAAAGTAAGAAAGATTTATGGGTAAGAAATAAACCTAAATTAGCTAGTGATTTATCTCAATATGATTTTTATGTTCCTAAAATGGAATTTGAAGAATTGATGGTTATATTTGGAGAATGGTATTCTCAAGAAAAAAAATGTGCTGCTTTTATAGGTATTCGTTCTGATGAAAGTTTACATAGATATAGAGCAATAACATCTGAAAAAAAGGGATTAATTCATAAAAATTATAAATGGACTACTAAATTAAATAAAAATTTATATAATGTTTATCCTATTTATGATTGGAGAACAGAAGATATTTGGATTTTTCATTTAAAAAACAATCATTTACCTCATAATAAAGTATATGATTTAATGACTAAGGCTGGGGTTAAATTTGGAGACCAAAGACTTTGCCAACCTTATGGAGATGACCAGAAAAAAGGATTATGGCTTTATCATATTTTAGAACCAATGACTTGGTATAAATTAATAAATAGAGTAAGCGGTGTTAATTCTGGTGCTTTATATGTTAAAGAACGTGGTAGTATTAATGGAAATACTTTTATTGATAAGCCTAAAAATCATACTTGGCAAAGTTATACGAATTTTTTATTAAAATCTTTACCTAAAAAAACTCAAAATAATTATAAGCAAAGATTTGAAAAATTTATAGCTGGATGGCTTCAAAGAGGTTATAAAACTATACCAGATGAAGCCCCTCATATATTAGAGGTTAAATGTTGGGCTCCTTCTTGGAAACGTATGACAAGATGTATATTAAGAAATGATTATTATTGTAAAGGTCTTGGACAAACGCAACCTAAATCAGAAGCCTATGAAAAATATAAATCCATAAAACTTAAAAGAAAAATTGAAGCAGAACTTTAAATATATAATAACTAAAACTAAATAAAATGAATAGAGAAATAATAAACACCAGAATAGAAATGCTAAAGGAAGAAATGAGACTTTTGAAATTAAATAAATATAAAAATGGTTTAACTGTAGGTTATCAAATGAGCCAAGCAATAAAAGAATATATTGATAAACACGATTTAAAAGACTTAAAAACAAAATAAAATAAAACAAAATGAAAACAACAGAAAAAAAAATAAAATTAATATCATTTAGAACTACTAAAAAAATAAACGATTTAATAGAAGCTAATACAGAAAATAAATCGAATTTAATAAATTACGCTTTATTTATGTTATTTTATTGTAAGCCTACATTTACAATACAAGAAATAGTAGAAGGCGAAAAATATGATTATTACTCTTATGAAGATTATTTAGAGAATAATTTAGGAGGTAATATTGATTTAGAAGAGTGTATTAATTCTTTAGGTATGTGTTCGGAATGGAGGGGAGAGAAACAAGTATTAAATTCACACTTTAAACACGCATAAAAAAAAGCCCTCTAATGTCAGCAAAACAATATAAAGGGCTTAATTAATTAAAAAGTTATGTCAAAAATAGACAATTAAAACAATTAAAACAAGAAAAAAAGCTATTAATTAAAAAAAAGTATTATATTTGCAGTGCAAACACAAATCAAAGAAGCAAGATAATGATTAACATATTAGCCCAATACAACGAATTATAGGATACTTGCTCCTGTTTGCAAATTTGTTTGAGGGCTTTTCTTTTTTTATAAATTATGAATTATAAATTAATTTTTTACGATTGTGTAGATTCTGAAGCAGAATTACAATTATTTTTAAATAATAAAAACAAAATATTTATCAGTATAGATAATAAAGACGGTTATTATGGACATTTACAATTAGACAAAGAAACAGCTATAAAACTTCAAGAAGTTCTAGCAGATGAAATAAAGTTAATGGAGGTCGAAGATGTATAAAGTAAATATTTTTGAAATGAATAAACAATGGTGGGAATTTACTCTTTCTAATCCTGATAAAGTTAGGCCTATACATACAGCAATTTATTTTAGAGCAATAGAACAATGTAATATTTTAGGTTGGCAAAAGAAGTTCGGACTACCTACTTATATGACAATGCAGTATATTGGTATAAGTAGTCATAAATCCTATTTTAAAGCATTTAACGAATTAATTAAATGGGGTTTTATTAAACTAATAAAGAAGTCAGTAAATCATCATAATGCTAATATAGTTAGTTTAGTCTTTTTAACCTTACTAGATACCTCACTAAGTAACAAAGTAGATACCTCACTAGATACCTTACTAGGGGACATCAAGGTACCTTACTTAGGTCACTATAATAAAACTATTAATACTAATAAAACTAATAAAACTAATAAAGAGGAAATTTTAAAAATGACTGGCAAAAGCATTGAAGAAGTTTTGCAATCAGATTTTAGTATTGAAGATAAACATAAAATACTTACTATTAGAATGATGAGGGTTAGTAATTATAATCTTAATGATAAAGAAAAATATAAAAGTTGTTTAAATACTGTAAAAAAAAGATACTTAAATACTAACTTACTTTAATTAAATACAACATATTAGCCTTTTATATAGGCAAATCGTTTGATTTAAGACACTTATACAATAAAATGATATATACACATAGAAAAAATATTAAAACTCGTTAAAACGCTTTAAAATGATACTAGAAAAAGGTTATGGACAAGAATATTTATTTGACTTTCACGAGGGTAAGATTAAAAACGGTTTAGGAATAGGAACAAATCTAGATACAAACTTAGTATTTAAAAAAGGACAGTTTGTAATGATTAATGGACTTGACAACGTAGGGAAAACAGCTTGGATACTTTGGTATTATTTAGTTCTATCTTTAAAATACGATTTAAAGTTTTGTATTTGGAGTGGAGAAAATAGACCAGGACAACAAAAAAGAGACTTAATTCAAATGCTTACAGGAATGCAATTTAAAAACATTTTTAAAGGAGATATAATAAAACTATTAAACAGAATAGATAATAATTTTATGTTTATAAATAATGCTTTACTTTACAATCATAAAGACTTACTGAAGATATTTAAAAACTCTGGAGCTGATGCGTGTTTAATCGACCCTTTCACAGGATTAAACCACGATAGACGAATAAGTCAATTTGAGCGTAATTATCAAATGTGTAACGATATAAGAGAACACTGCAACAAAACTGGACAAACTATTTATATAAATTCGCACCCTCAAACTGAAGCAGCTAGAAGGGTTTATCCTCTAGATAACGAACTTGCTGGACACGTACAGCCCCCTAAAAAATCAGACACAGAAGGCGGACAAGTTTTTGCCAATAGATGCGATGACTTCATTACGATACATAGATTAGTTTCACATCCTGAGCAGTGGACTAAAACACAAATACACGTTAGGAAAATTAAGGATACGGAGACAGGCGGAACTCCTACTTATTACGACCAGCCTATTTTATTTGACTACAATAGAGGTTTAGGCTTTATAAGCGATAAAGATGCCTTAGAAGGCTTAAGAATAGCTTGTAAGAATGATTTAGATGAATTAATGAAAGACCAAAAAGCACCAGATAATTATTATGATACAGAAAAAAAAGAAGAATGGAAATAATACAACAAATAGACATAAGGAATGAATTTACAATTTTAATACATCAAGCTGTTGAAAGCCTGAAAAATCGTAAAGGAGAAAGTAAAGAAAAAGGACTAGAAGCATTAGATAGAATGAATAATATGATTAATTTAGTTAGATATTTAGATGAATTTAATGGAGAACTAATAAACGAAAATAGAGATATAAAGTTGCTTTATTCAAAACAAAAATTAGAAATAATTTCACTAGAAAAACAAGTTAAGAAACTAATAAGAATAAACGAGTTTTGACTTATATTATAATTATATGCTGTATAATGATATTCGTAATGGGTTTATGTGTTGGTATTATTATAACCAAAGAAAGAAATTATACATACAGAGAAAAGAAAAAAAAGGTAAAAAAATACTGGCTTTACGAAGATAAAAACTAAAAAAAATGATTACAATTATAGCACTGTTTATATTAGGAATGTTAATAATTTTAAAATGGATGAAGTAGTTATAATATTTTTATTAATTTTATTAAGATATGAAAAAGAAATTAAAGAAAAAATCTATAAGCAAATTAAAAAAAGAATTAGATGCTGTATTTAGCAAATACATTAGACATAAATATTCTAAGAATGGACTTGTAGCTTGTTATACTTGTGGAGCTGTAAAGCCTATTAAAGAAATGCAAAACGGACACTTCCAGTCTAGAAAGCATTTAAACACAAGATGGGATGAAGACAACTGTAGACCTCAGGATGTCGGCTGTAATGTTTTTAAATATGGGGAGCAATACAAGTTCGGAGAGAAACTTAAAAAAGAAGGAATAGATGTTGAAGCATTAATTTTTAAGTCAAGACAATTACAAAAGTTTAATAATGTAGAATTACAAGAAATGATTATAGAATATAAAGCTAAATTAAATGAATTAATTTAACGGTCGCTTAAGCGGTCGCTCAACCATAAAGAATAATAGAAAAATAATAGAAGAATAATAGAAGATAAAATAAAATAATACTTAAATAATAATGAATGAAACAATAGAAAATATTACTAATATTATATTACAGTACAATGAAATAGAAATAGATAAAACAAACGGCTTTTATTTGAATGAAATGTTAAAAGATTTAACTACGAATTTATTCTATTTAGAAACAATAAGAAGTAAACATCATTTGCACTTTGAGAAGATTATTCATACTGAAGTCTCAAAAGGTAAAAGCGTAGCAAGAGCAACTAATAAAGCTAATGTAGAAGTGCCAGAGATTTACCACCTTCGCAGACTTATGACTGCTGGTTA